GGCGGGATTTTATCCCCGATGAAACGAATTGATCCATGACCCAAAAGAAAATTCCCGGAATCTTCGACAATTGCCAGATTTCATTGAATAACGCTGGCTCTTGGATTGGTCCAGCCGATCTAGGTGCTGTCACGACTTTATTGAGATTGGCACGTCTAATCGATGACCTTCTTGACATGGGCGAAACGAAAGATCTTGCGCCGTTGCTGTCCAGGCTCTCGACGATCATGGATCAGCTGCAACTTACCCCGAAGTCTAGAATTGATCAGGACCTATCAACCAAAAAGGAAGAATCCAATGGCGACGAATTCCAAAACACTTATCTACGGATCGTCAACACCGCGGATCCAGTCAAGTCCAGTCAAGGCAAGAAGCCTGGGTCCCCTGGTAAGTGAACTTGCGGATCATATTGGCGTCCCGTTTATGCCGTGGCAAGATCACGTCATGGAAGATGCCTTGAAGGTAGATGATCAAGGAAAGTGGATTCGAACAACGACTGGGATCCTAGTTGCCCGTCAATCAGGCAAGTCGCACCTGGTACGGATGCGGGTCCTGGCGGGGTTGTATCTATTCGGCGAAGCGCAGGCATACGGCATCGCGCAGAATCGTCGATTGTCAATCGATCACTTATGGAAGATCGTTGACATGGCGGATTCCGTTGCCTGGATGCGGAAACGAATCAAAAGAATTTCCCGGACGAACGGATCTGAATCAATCGAAGTCTGGTGTCATCATTATCCGAACGAATGCGACGGACCTTGTAACCGTGTCCGCAAATTTGGCGTCTTAGCTGCAACCGCCGACGGGGCGCGTGGCGCGTCAGCGGATTTCCTATGGGTTGATGAATTGCGCGAAATTCAAGAATCGGTCTGGTCCGCAGCTGCGCCGATTACCCGCGCCAGATCCAATCCTTCGACATGGGTATCAAGTAACGCGGGCGATTTGACTTCGACGGTCCTAAATGATTTACGCAATCGCGCACTTGCCGACGATAATCCACGACTGGGATGGTATGAATGGTCTGCCGAACCTGGATGCCGAATCGATGATGTCAAAGCCTGGCAACAAGCCAATCCCGCGCTAGGTCACACCGTTCAAATTCAATCCCTTGAAGATTCGGTCGCCCGTGATCATCCTGACACCATTCGGACGGAACTATTGTGCCAATGGATTCAAGCATTGGACAGCCCCTGGAACATGGACGAATTCGACGCGGGAACGGATCGGACCCTTGTCCTGGATCCGTCAGGCGTTCCAACATGGGCAGGCTTGGATCTTGTATTCAATCGAACCGAAGCCTTTTTGGTAACGGCGCAAGAAGTCGAAGGGAAGCTGCGGGTATTCCTTCATCAATGGAAAAAGGATGGGCCGATCAATGATCGCGAACTTGCTTCCGAAATTGCTATCATCGCCAGACAATACAAAATCCGACAGATTGCATTCGATCCAAATACCGGTGGATTCATCGCGCCATTACTTCAAAAGGCAGGGATTAGGATGGAATCAACACCGTGGTCGTCCGCCTATTTCGCCACACTATGCGACGTCACTATGTCATCGATGAACGCGGGCAGAATTGTCCACACGGGACAAGTCGAACTTCGGACCCATCTTGCAGCTTGCGCCAGGCGTCCCGCGTCCGATGGTGGATGGCGAATTGCCCGTCGCGCTAGTCAGACACCAATTTCCGCAGCTGTCGCGATGGTCTTAGCCGTAGGACACGCGGAAGCACCGCGGACGAATGTCGTGTCCGCTGTCGTGTAGTATCGATACGATCCCGAAGGTATCTTGGCATTTTCGGGATTCTTTATGTAACAACACGCGTCAAAGTGTTTCATTATTTGCATTCAACGAAATAAACATTAACGATGAGATCATGGGATTCTTGAATGCGTTTCGCATCGTCAACGATGATTCATATTCGCCAGGCATGACCGTTCGTGCTTCCACTATTTCCGACATTCCATATTCCGGACTAACTTCCGCCTGGGGATTCCCTGGCGAAGTCCCGAATGTTGTCACCGTAACCCGTGAGCAGGCGATGACGGTCCCTGCCGTTGCCCGCGCCCGTGGCATCCTTGCAGGATCAATCGGAACAATCCCATTAGAATCCTTTAATCGCATTACAGGCGCAAGGATCACAAACCGCACACTTATTGAACAACCTGATCCCGCACTTCCGCGCATCAACACGATTTCGTGGTTAGTTGACGATCTGATGTTTTATGGCGCAGCTTATCTTCAAGTCTTGGACGTTAGCCTAGAAGATGGACGCCCATACCGCGCCCGCCGAATCAATCCTGGACGCGTCAATTGGAATGTAAGTCCCGACGGCACAATGATCACGTCCTACAACGTGGACACAAAACCCGTTCCGAATACGGGTCTAAATTCCTTAATCGTATTCCAATCAATTGAAGAAGGCTTAATCGCCCGCGCTGGTCGAACAATTAAGACAGCAATTGAATTGGAACAAGCGTCTTATCGAATGGCGTCCGAACCCGTTCCACAAATGGTCCTAATGAATGAAGGCATGAACCTGCCAGGCGATCAGGTCGCAGGTCTAATGGATACCTTCAAGCGCGCCCGCCGTGAACGATCCACCGCATACGTCGAAGGACCGATCAAGTTAGAAGTTGTCGGTCTAGATTCTGCCCAAATGCAAATGGTAGAAGCCCGTCAATTCTTATCTGCCGAAATTGCGCGAACTTGCGGAATCCCTGCCTGGTACTTAAACGCCGAATCCGCTTCAATGACTTATTCCAACGTAACCGCCGAACGTCGATCCCTTCTTGACTTCGGACTACGCCCATACATTTCCATCATTGAAGATCGCCTATCGATGGACGATGTAACACCGCGCAATCAGATCGTCCGATTTGCAATTGACGATTTCCTACGCGGAAACCCAATGGAACGCGTGGACATCACCATCAAATTATTGGACGCAGGAATTATCGATCTTGACGAAGCCCGTCAGATGGAAGATCTTGCGCCACGGGGGACCGAACCTGCAACCGATAACGGCACAACACCGCCGTCACAAACAAGGGAAATTCCAACACAATGAAATTAGAATTCAGCGCACCGATTACAGCTGCGAACGTGGAAGATAAGACAATCACCGGAATCGTTGTCCCGTTCGGTAAGCCAGGCGCGACATCGATGGGACCTGTCGTATTTGAACTTGGCTCTGTCAACGAAATCGATCCCGCTTCCGTCAAACTTCTATTAGAACATGACAATCGTCGTCCGATTGGCAGAGCCATCAACTTCACCGTTACGCCTGGCGGAATCAACGGCACATTTAAGATCGCCGAAACAACCGCAGGCGCGGACGCACTTATCGAAGCATCGGAAGGATTGCGCGATGGTCTATCTATCGGCGCGATGATCGATGCCCATGAAATTCGTGACGGGATCATCCACGTCACGTCTGCACGAATGATCGAAACTAGTCTGGTGACATCACCTGCCTTCGATGATGCCCGTGTCACACAAGTCGCAGCTTCGGAACCCGAAGATGACGAAACACCCGAAACGATCGAGGAGATCGAAACTATGTCAGAACAACCAATCGAAGAAGTCGAAGTGGCTTCGGACGTGGAAGCATCAAAGGTCCAGGCGTCAAACTTCGGATCACCAATCTTCACACAGCCACGCGCACTTCCGGAATTGACCGCTGGTCAATACGCACACAAGATGATCCAGGCACAACGTGGATCACGCGAAGCCCGTGAATTCCTAACAGCTGCGGGCGAAGCAACAACCACCGACAACGAAGGTCTTATTCCTGTACCATTCCTTCGCGAAGTTATCGGCGTCGTTGATTCATCCCGTCCATTCATCGACAGCATTACCCGCGCAGCTCTTCCAGCTGCGGGAATGTCATTCCGCATTCCGCGTTGGGTAACCCTTCCTAGCGTTGCGGAAGCTGCCGAACTAGCACCAATTTCAGACACAATGACCGAAATTGACGATCTAGTTGTTGACGTGGTCAAATTTGCTGGACAACAGCGCGTTTCAATCGAACTTCTTGAGAGAAGCGATCCGTCGTATCTCAATGAATTATTGCGTGGACTTGGCGCGAAATATGCGCAGGCTACTGATTCCTACGCATTCGATGAAGTAATCGCAACCGCAGCTACATCATCAGGCGGAACCCTTTACGCAGCTATCGCAGACGGAATCGCAGATTCCGGAAACGTAATGCGTTTCGATCCGAACCGTTACCTTGCCGATCCTGGCAACTTCGCGACCGTATTGGGCGCAACCGATCTTTCAGGTCGTCCGTTGTTCTCAGCCATCAACCCATCTAATGCAGCTGGCGCGATAACTGGATCACGCGGAAATGTCGCTGGTCTTGACTTGTATGTTGATTACAACATCGACACAGGTGTAGGCGTCCAGGGTCTTGTTTACCCTGATGCAGCTGCGACATTCTATGAAAGCGGAACCGCACAAGTCCGCGTCAATGTGATCGACACTATGACCGTGGAAATCGCTGTCTATGGCTTCGTCGCATTGGCTAACAAGTACCCAACCGCGTTCCGCAAGATTACATAATCGGACGCTAGTTGAAACATCGTGAAGGGGATCGTCCTGGTCCTGAACGGTCCCCTTCACTTCAATCAAAGGAATTCAGATGGCACTTATTGATCTCGAAGATTTTAAGGATGTCTTAGGCGTAGGCGATATCTACCCTGACGCACAACTTGAATCGGCGATGGAATCTGCCGAAAATCTAATTCTAGGATTCTTAAACTTTCATCGTGCTTCAATTGTTGCCGTCAGATTAGCGTCTAACGTTGCAACCTTTACAACGCGAAGTCAACATGGATACGTCGTAGGACAACAAGTGACAATCAGCGAAGTCGGAAACCCCTTCAACGGAACCCGCACGATCACCGCTGTCACGGGTTACACGTTCCAGGCATCGATTACCAATGCAGACATTCCGCGCCGATTGAATATTCCGGACGGCAATTGCATCCTTCAAGGTCAATCGACTTATTACGACACAAACGAAAATTGTCGGACCGCAGCTCTTATGGTCGCCGTGGACATATGGAACGCACGTCAATCAGCATCAGGACAAATGCAGGCTGTCGATTTTAACCCTGGACCTTACCGAATGGGGCGATCATTGTTGTCCCGTGTGGTCGGATTGATCAGCGAATACCGCGATCCGAATTCGATGGTCGGATAATGGCTAACCGTCTAAGCGATGCCCGCGCAGCTCTAAAGACAACGCTGGAAGCGTTAGGCTACATCGTCTATTCCGCACCGCTTGAAAACATGACCCCGCCTTGCTTGATTCTAGTCCCTGCGTCGCCTTATGCGTCCATCGTGACCATTGGCGCAATCCCTAAGATGATCCTGTCATTTCAGGTGACATTGTGTGTCGCAGCTAATGACAATCAGGCAGCTCTTACAAACTTGGACGCGATGATTGAAAACGTGTCCGAACATCTTCCGACGGGAATCCGCGTCGGGGACTTTACACAACCGAAGATCGCACAGGTCGGACCGAACGATCTACTATCAACCGACATTCAATTCGATGTCACTATCTAAGGAAATGAAATGGCATTAACCTACGTCACAGGGCATGATCTAGCCCTAACAATAGACGGCGATTCGTATGACGATGTCGCAGCTTCGGTCACACTAGCCGTCGAACCAAATCAGCAGGTCTTGGAAGTATTGTCAGGACGCGCATACAAGACGATCGACTACACCGCGACGCTATCCGTGGAACTTTATCAGGACTGGGGATCAACAACACCTGCGTCCGTGTGTGAAGCCCTATTCGATGCAGCTGGCGCAGCTGGTGACACACCTATCGCGTTTAGTTTCACAGCAGGCGGATCCGTATTCACCGGTGACATCTTCCCGAACTTCCCAGAAGCGGGTGGCGCAGCTACGGACGCATTGACCGTGACCGTTGAATTCGTCGTCGTTGACGGCGCCGTTTCGCGGGCATAACGAAAGGAATCAGGACCAATGAAAATCCAAATCAAAATTAAACATCCCGATCACGGCGTGATGGTCGTGACCACGTTGCCCGCCGATCTCATGAAATGGGAACGGATGACGAAATCAAAGATGACCGATCTTGTCGAGAATCGGCGGGTTGACGGGGAAGATGTTGTCAAAGTCAACATGGGATTTGAAGATCTTATGGTCATGGCGTTCGCCGTATTACAACGCGGAAATCAAACCGACAAAAAATTCGATCTATGGGCGAACGAATTGGAATCCGTCGAATTGGTGGGAATTGATGAAACGGATTTTACGGAAACGGCACTATCGGACGAACCATCGCCGATCTTGCCGTCGAAGGAATAGTCAAGATCAACCTGGAAGATCTTGATTGGGAATTGTTAGGGACTATCCAGAAAATAAGAATCGAAAATTCGAAAAGGAAATGACATGGCATCGAGCGAAGCGATTAAGGTGGATCCCGCCGAATACGCTTCAATCTTGCGTTCGTTGAAAAACCTTCCAAAAGGCGCGTCCGATGATTTACGTCAGACCGCGATTGGGATTGCAGATTCAATCATGGTGCCTTCAATTCAATCAGCCATTAGTCAACACGCTGGAAACTACGCGACCAAATTGAATCAGGCTGTCAAGGCAGGACGCGACAGAATTCCGAAGGTAACAATCGGATCAAAGTCCGTCGCGTTTAGTGGTGGCGCGTCAACAAACTTCATTCGTTTCGGTACGATTAAAGGCGTGTATCAAAGTCAACCTTCCGCAGCTTCCACCGGTAGATTTCAATTTTGGGCGCAAGGCGTTCGTCCAGGCTGGACCGATACAGCTGCCAATTCTTACACGGAACCAACATTCCAGGCGTGGCAAAATGGCGTCAATGATGTCGTCGATAAATGGAATCGGGGGTCTGATTACTAATGGCAACTAAAGGCGTGGGTCGTCCATTAACGATCTTATTGCAGGCAGACACAACGGGATTCGCTAAAGGCATCCAGGACGCGCAGACAGGCGTTAAGAAAATGTCTAAGTCTGTCAATAGAGCTGCGCAAGTCGCTTCGGTTGCATTGGCAGGATTGACCGCCGTTGCCGTCGATTTTGCGAAGGCAGCTGCCGAAGATGAACAATCAGCCCGCGTCCTGGCGCAAACCTTAAAGAACACAACAGGCGCAACCGAAGCACAAACACAAGCCGTCGAAGATTACATATCAGCGACATCCCTTGCATTAGGTATCCAGGACGACAAATTGCGTCCGTCATTGGGTCGATTATTACGATCGACCGAAGATGTCGCCGAAGCCCAAAAACTATTGAATCTAAGCCTGGACATTTCCGCAGCTACGGGCAAGGATGTCGATGCCGTTGCGAACGCATTAGGCAAGGCATACGACGGAAATGCCGTGGCACTTGGAAGATTGGGATTAGGGGTTGATTCGTCGATCCTAAAGTCAAAAGACTTCGGCGTTGTGTATGACGATCTTGCGAAGAAATTTGATGGATTTGCTAAGACGGAAGCAGCTACAACGCAAGGATCATTCGCACGATTGACCGTTGCCGTTGACGAAGCGAAAGAATCTATCGGATATGGATTGCTTCCGTTCGTGGGTCCCCTGGCGGATAGTCTTGCCAAACTTGCGCCCATTATTGAAGATAATTCCGATCTAATTTTGAAGATTGGGATTGGGGTCGGCGCATTATCCGTCGCCATTATCGGATTGAAATTTGCTTTAGCTGCCACCAATGCCGTCATGGTCATTTCAACGGTTATCGGTGCAGCTCTAAAGATCGGATATTTGACGCTAGCAGCTGCGACAGGATCGGCGACCGCAGCTCAAACCCTGGCGGAACTTACTTACAAGAAATCCATCGTTGCCCTAGTTGCGTACAATGTCGCGATGGCAGCTCAAAAGGTTATTCTAGGGGTTGTCACAGCTGCCCAATATGCCTTCAATCTTGCCTTGTCATTGAACCCAATCGGATTAGTCGTGATCGCCGTTGCAGCTCTCGGAGCTGCCTTCGTCCTGGCTTACAAGAAGATCGAACCGTTTCGGGATCTTATGGATTCGATCTTCCAAAAGATTAAGAACATTGGAACCGCAATCAAAGAATCGCCTGTCGGTCAAGCAATCGCGAAGGCGTTCGACGGATTCCGCGCAGCTGGTGGACCCGTTCGCCAGGGTCGATCCTATGTCGTGGGTGAGAACGGTCCGGAATTATTTACAGCCAATACATCAGGGGCAATTTCGCCGTCAGGATCCTTCGGTGGTGGTGGCGGGGTGAACATTACTATCAACGGCGCAATCGATCCCGAAGGTGTCCGTCGAAGCCTTGAAACGCTATTCCAGAACAGCGCACGTCGGACAGGTCCCGTCAATTTTGCAGGGGCTAGATTGTGACGTCCTACGATCCAAATCCTTCGGTCTTTATCAATTCTACCCTAATTGATCCATCGATTGTCATTGACGACATTAGCATCACAATGGGACGTCCAAACATACTTGAACAACCGTCACCAGGTTATGCCCGCGTAATCTTATGGACCACCGCAGACAGCGCAATTGACGTGTCATTGTCGCAAGAATTGCAAATCATGATCGAAACACCTTCGGCAGGTGATACATCGATCTTCAACGGTATCATCAGCGACATCGGAATTGAACTTGCTGATTACGGTGACATTGGCAATATCACGACGTACACTTTGACCGCCGTTGGACCCCTGGCATCGCTAAATCACAAATTGGCGGGATCGAATAATTACCCGAAGGAATTTGAAGGCGACCGCATTCTTTCAATCTTGACTGAAGCCTTTTTGACCGAATGGGACGATGTTTCGGCAGCTCTTACCTGGGCAGATTTGCCAGATGAAGTCAGCTGGAATTCTTACGATGGCGTAAATAATGCAATCGTGACATCCCTGGCAACAGACATCGACACACCTGGCGTCTATGAACTAAAGGCATACACGGACGGCGACGCGAATGCGTTGACCCTTGCCCAAGAAGCTGCACAATCAGGACGTGGCGTCCTAAGTGAACGCGGGGACGGATCCTTGCATTACGACGACTATTCAGCGCGGGCAGGCTTCACGGCGTTAAATTTGACCGAAGATGACATTCTTGCATCAGGATTGAAAACAGCTGCACAATGGGCGGAAATTGTTAACGATGTAACCGTCACCTATCGCGCAGGCGAAGCCAATTCACGCGACGAACAATCGATCATTCTGTACGGTCAACTTTCCGGAACGCGTGACACAACGCTTCACAATTTAGTTGATGCCGAAACACAAGCGGATCAATTCACCGAAGCACGCGCATATCCACGCGTCTATCCCGAACAATTCATCATTCCGTTACATAGTCCAACCGTGTCAAATGCAACGCGTGACGCGTTAGCGGACGTCTATTGCGGACTACCTATCACGACTTCGGATCTGCCTGCCGTATTTGGAACAACCTTCGAAGGATACGTCGAAGGATGGTCATGGGCAATTCGTCAAAAACAAGCGATCCTTAAATTGATCGCATCAGCGCAATCGGAAACATATCCATCGATTGTCTGGTATCAAATACCGCCAGGAACTACCTGGACGGCGTATCCTGCTCTAGTGAAATGGGAAGATCTCTAACATGGCAACAACAACCCCGAATTACGGATGGGACGTTCCAACGTCATCCGATTACGTTAAGAATGGCGCAACAGCCATCGAAACACTTGGCGACGATATCGACGCCACTTTATGGACGGCATTGGGTGGAAACTACCCTGGACTACGTCTAATCAAAAAACAAACCATTGGAACTGCCGTTGCATCCGTTCAGGTAACAGGTGCATTTAGTGCAGATTATGAAAATTATCTGATTTTGGTATCTGGTGGCGTTTCTTCCGTCGCAACAGTTATCAACATGACATTAGGCGCAACAACGACAGGTTATTTTGGAAGTTATATCAGCTGCGCTTACAATTCAACAACCGTGACAGGTGCAAACGACAATAATGCAGCTCGCTGGCTCTATGCAGGGTATGGAAGTACAGACAATTTGACCTGCCGAATTGATCTTGCAACACCATTCTTGACAAAAAATACTTTCATCCGCTCCGTATATGCGACCGCGTCAAATACGGGGTCGGCGGGACCTTACAACGGCTATCTATCAAATACGACTTCATATACCGCGTTTACATTAACTTGTAATACAGGCGGGGCAACAATGACAGGCGGAATTATCTACGTTTATGGATATGGAGCAAGTTAACATGGCAACAGCAAAAACAACAGCAATCGAAACCCAAGCACGACCATTGATTCAAATCGATGACGAAATTCGGGAAATGAACGACGAAGAATACGCCGAATATTTATTGATTACGGAACCCGCGGAATGATCGGCGCGTGGTTAGCCACTAGCCCGATTGGTGGATTTGCTAAGGTTGCAGCTGCGGGAATGCTGGTCTGGGTGATCGACAATGTCGCATCGCTAAACATTCCGGAAATTGTCCAGGTGGGTCTTATTGCTGGTCTGCCAATTTTGATCAACTGGATGAATCCTGATGATCCCCGATATGGGAAGTCTGGCGATGAAACCTGTTCCGAATAAGTGGATCGTAACCTTCCCCTATGGCGTGACATACAAGGGAACACGGAAGAAGCATAAAGGCGTCGATTACAGCTGCCCGAAGGGTACATCGGTCAATTCTGCCGTCGCAGGTAAGGTCGTATTTGCTGGATGGCACAAAGTCGGACGCGGGTGGGGTCGCAGCTACGGATTACATATCATCATCGACAATGATCGATTCAAGGATGGGTCCGCTGGTCTATGGGCAGGCTATTGCCACTTAAGCAAGATCGACGTCAAGATTGGTGATCGCGTAAACGCAGGCGACAAGATTGGCGAAGTGGGATCGACAGGCAATTCGACAGGAAGCCATCTTCACTTCGAAATTCAATCGGGACGTCTATGGAAGGGATGGGCAGGAAGTCGCAATCCGCAAAGGTGGATCGATGCCTGAAATCCTTCACAAAACAGATTCGGGAATTGATAAGCAATCGATCAAGCCTAAGACGTGGACATACGTTCGCTTCGCAGGTGCAACATCATTCAAGGTCAATCAGGTCGCGTCCTGGCATTGGATGACAATCCTACGAATCGAATTTCCCGGAACTGGATCGCCGAACGTCATTCGTGGTCGCTTCGCCCGATTCCCTGGCACAACCAAAATCGATGAAACGGGCTTCGACGATAAGAATGTCGCAGGCTGGTCAGGTAAGACTTATCATTCACATTGGTCCCATGTGTTTAGATGCGCGCCATCGATGCCAATAGGATTCTGGATTTGGCATGACGGAACGAAACCGATTGTCCTGGACGGACGACAAATCAAAGCCGTTTCGATATGAATTCATTGATGACCGCGGGACAAGCTGCGGGAAGCATTATCGCGATCCTGACCTTATTTGGAATGATTGTGAAGTGGGGCATTGTTAAACCGATAAAGTCCTACATTGACCAAATGACACGCCCAATCCAGCCTGGAAATAATGGCGGACTATCCTTGACCGATTTACACAATAAAGTGAACAATCTAAAGGATTTATTATCGGCACACATTCAGGATCACGACGACACGCGAAAAGGATGACCAAATTGACGGATCACGGTGTTACATTATGGACATGACGGACCAATTGCTATCAAGTCAAGAAGCCCAAAAGGTGTTGAAGGTTAGCAGGCAGACATTATGGCGACTAGAAAAGATGGGCGCAGTAACACCTGTCAAAATCGGCACCGTCAAGCGTTATCGATCAAGCGAGATCACAGGCGCAAAAAAAATCAAATAACACGTCAAAGGATCAGGACCCACATGACAAACAACCCAATCAAAAACATCATCCAATTCATCGCGATCTTTGTCGGTGTGTTGGTTGTATCTGCAATAGATTCATTCACAACCGCGCAGCTCTTTATCCTTCTTGGATTAGTGATCGCCTATTTCGCGTATGACTTTTACAAGTGGAACGAAGAACAAGAAGCCCGATGTCGTGCCATCGCACCGCTATCGGAAGAAGTGGCGCGGGAATTCTCGCCATACGTTCGCGAAACCATCGCCAGGATAGATCGGGATTACCGATGAAGCCTGAACAATCCGACGCGTTACTTGCGCCGTTCCCTAAGTCCCAGATTCAACAGCTGCCAAAAGGCGGGATCCGCCTGGACTACGTTTCACACGGCAACGTAACCCGTCGCCTGCTTGAAGTGGATCCCGAATGGAATTGGGAACCGCTGTCATTCGATGATCAGGGATTGCCACTATTTGACGAACGTGGCGGACTATGGATCAAGTTGACGGTCTGCGGGGTCACGCGTATTGGTTACGGTGAACCGCAGGGATCGGATACATACGACAGAATCAAAGGCGCAATTGGTAACGCGATCCGCGTAGCTGCGATGCGATTTGGCGTTGCCCTAGACTTATGGGCGAAAGACTTGGATCACAATGTTCCGGAAGCATCGCCAGATTATCAACCCGCAGCTAAGCGACAGGTTAGCGGACTTCCATTACAGACACCATCGATGACAAAGAAACAATCAGATCTGATCTTGAAGATGGTCGGACCGAACATTCATTACATCGAAGACTTTAAGAAGAAGCACAACATTACGACAACATTGAACGTCGCGCAGGCTTCCGAACTAATCGAATGGCTAAAGGAATCAATCCCAAAGAATGACCCCTGGGCAGACATTCCCAAAGGTGGACTAGATGAACAATAAATCCAGAACGCTTGACGCATTCGACGCAGGCTATACGCAAGCCCTGATGAGCCTTGATTGCTTCATTCGGGGTAAGGCGATGAACGCCCATCCCGCAATCAAAGCCATTCGGACCGAAATCGTTGCGATGCTAAATGACGTCAACGGCATCCTTAAAGAAGACATAGAAGCTGCCCGCGATGATTATCGTTGACATAACCGATCAAGAAGATGAGATCCGACACGTTGCCAATCAGCGATGGAATCAGATCAAGCAATCAGGCGATCAGCGCATGAAGGATGAACGCCGATTCTATCGGGGCATATTGCGAAGCGTGGCAACCGAAGTCGCAGCTGTCGAGATCCTGAACTACACGGAAGATCTTGATCTTGTCTGGGATTCAAGTGATGGTCCAGGACGTCCAGACATCATCATCGGTGATCACAAAATCGACGTCAAACACCTAAACGAAAACACACGGAACGCATCCATCGAATACTGGGACAACACACTTTCAAAGAAGGCGGGATGGACATTGATGGTCATTGAAGGTCAAGGCGTGGGATGGAAATTTAATCTATGCGGGTATTACCCATATTCAGATTTGCAATACCAACCGACGCACGAAGCTTCAAACGTTCACACACGTCCATTCTGGTTGATTAACGAAGGCGAACTACATCCTGACCTAATGGACACGCGAACATCCACCATTCGTCCGCCTATTTGGAATTAACGTGTTAGCATTTCAATCCCGTCAAGGCGCGACGTTAACCGCTGTCCGACTAACGAATCGGATGAACCGCCGTCAGATGGCGTCGCTTAGTCATGGACGAAACACCATGAAAACAAATTCCCGGAACTACAAGGGAAGATCATCGATGTTGTATGCAAACCGAATCGCCTGCATACCTTGTCAAGATGTCGATGAAAATGGCGCGATTGTCTTAGGACCCATGACCGAACCCCGAAACCATGACGGGCAGGATTGGCTTGAATCAAAGCCATTCCCTTCCACCGTCCCAATCAAGGCAGGATCAAACTATGAACGACAACATTAAAGACATCGAGATCGCTCTACGCGATGGATTGATCGAAGAACTTGCGGAAGCAACAGAATCATCGGTCACAATCATTGGAAGATTGACAACGCTAATCAACCATTATCAACACCTGATCGAATCATGGGAAGCCCAGAACAAAGATCTTGTCGAAGTGTTAGCCGAATGCATTGACCAACGTGATCGCGCAAGGTCATTGGCTGTAAGGCTTGAACAGGAATGTCACAGTTGCAACGACACCGTCCATCACGGCAACGAAGAAGTCTATGATGGCACGATCTAATTCGTACGCTTGGAAGAAGCTGCGCCTAGTAGTCCTACAACGTGATCAATGGACCTGCGCCTATTGTGGTAAGGATGCAACCGAAGTGGATCATATCGTTCCAATTGCATTAGATCCAACCCTTGCCTTAGACATAGAGAACCTACAAGCCACCT